ACGAATTGTTTGGAGTGGGACAATACCAACCAATACATCACGACGGCAGCGATTTTTACCGGCGCAATCGCTGGTGGTGGGACATCACTTAACGTCACCGCAGTTTCAAGCGGCGTGATTCAGGTAGGCATGCTGCTCACCGGCACCGGTGTCACTGCTGGCACCACGATCACCGCGTTGGGCACGGGCACGGGCGGCACGGGCACCTATACGGTTTCGACAGCGCAGACCGTTGCGTCCACGACCGTCACAGGACAAACTCGGTGCATTGTGGGAACCTTTATCAACGGGGCCCCGGGTGTGACTGGTGCTGTGCCTGCCACTGCGACATCGGTGGGTCGTCCGGGGCAGATGGCGTTTGACGCGACTGGATTGTATATTTGTGTTGCAAACAATACTTGGCGCAAAGCAACTCTTGCGACTTTCTGATGAGCTTCATCTCAAAACTCTTGCCGACGATCGGCACCCTGCTCGGTGGCCCGCTGGGGGCTGCCGCGCTGGACGCTGCCGGCAAAGCGCTCGGGATCAGCGACGCCGCCGCCGTGGAGAAAACGCTTACCGGGGGCAACCTCACCACGGACCAGATCGCAGCGCTGCAGGCCGCGGACATGCAGCTCAAAACGCGGATGGCGGAGCTCGGGATTGACGCGGAAAAACTCGCCGCGGAGGACCGCGCCAACGCGCGCACCATGCAAACCGCAACGGGATCTTGGGTGCCTCCCGTGCTGGCTTGCGTCGTCACCGGCGGGTTCTTTGCCATCCTCATCGGGCTGCTCACCGGCGACCTAAAGCTGTGGGAAAGCACGACCCTGAGCCTGCTTATCGGCTCGCTCTCCACTGCGTTTTCCGCGGTGCTGGCGTTTTACTACGGCGCGAGTTTTAAGCCTCCCGCAAAATGATTGATGAACTGAAACACGCCGGGATCGACCTCGGGCTGGCGATGGCTGGCTTTGCCGGATCCGTGCTGATGAGCAGCAAGGAGGCCGGGCGCAACCTGCCGCGCACGCTGGCGAGCCTGCTCGGGGGCGCCGCGTCGGCGAACTACGTCACGCCGCTCATTCTCAAGCTGGCGCGACTCGACGGAGAGCCGCAATACGCGTACGCCGCGGCGTTTTTGCTCGGGTTCTGCGGGCTTCGCGCGGTGGAGGGCATCAGCAGCAAATTTCTCAATGACTCTACCAACCGCAATCAACGCAGTCGCTAACAGCGTGCTGGCAGTGTCCGCGCTGCACCTTGTGTTTCGCGTTTTCGGACATCCCGAAAGCGCGATCTGGCGGCGCCCGTGGGCCGCGGCGCTCTGCAAAACTGCGACCACCATCACGGTTTGCGGCGCGACCTGGAACCTGCTCACGCTCTCCAGTCCGGCATCCTCCGAGGTGATGCTCAACATCGGCATCGCACTAAATTTCCTTTGGATTTCTTTCTTTTATGACCGTCCTACCCGTACCCGTAATTCCCGCCCACCAAGCCAAATACCTCGGCGCGACTCCACCCGCCGGACTCCAAATTCTCGCCGCCGTAAAGCGCGTCCTGCCGCCGGCGGCAACTGATGGGAATGGACTTCCGCCCGACCGGATTTCGCCGTATTCTGGGATTTATGACGCCACCGGACGACTGCCGCGGGTGCCAGGGCCCGGAACTACCTTTCTCGCAAATGCCTAGCCGCCAACTGTTCGACCTCGCCACCGTCAATCTCGCCAACGTGGGCGCGCTGGCGTTGTCTCTTAGCGAGGCTGAACAGTGGATCCGCGTTGCCGGCTGCCTGCTGGCCGCGGTTTTCACGGCGCTGAAAATAGTGGAAACCATCCGCAGCCTCCGAAAATGAACCTGAGCACCAAAGGCATCGAGGCAATCATCCGTTGGGAAACCGGCGGAGAATCCTACTACGACCCCAACCCGGAATGGCCGGGTGGCGAGTCCGGCATCACCATCGGCGTCGGCTGGGATCTCGGACACACGCACGCCGGCGAAACCACGCGGGCGTGGCGGGGCCGTATAAACGACGCTGCGCTGGCGCTGCTGGTGTCAGTGAGCACCCACAAAGGCAAGGCCGCGCAGGAACGACTGCCGCACGTCCGCCACCTCGGGATCCCGTGGGCCGCCGCGCTGGCGGTTTTTCAGGAGGTGACGATACCGACCTGGTATCTGCGGACGCTCCGAATTTACCCGCAGGTGGAAAGCCTGCCGGGGGACTGCGCCGCGGCGCTGGTTTCGCTGGTTTTCAACCGAGGCGCGTCACTCACTGGCGAGCGTCGCTCCGAAATGGCGCGGATCCAAGAATTGCTGCGCGCTGGCGACCACGCCGGCATCCCGGCGCAGCTCCGGGCGATGACGCGGCTCTGGCCCGCGGTGAAGGGCTTGCGCCGCCGCCGCGAGGAAGAGGCCGACCTTTTTGAGGCCGGACTCGTCCCAGCGGGTGACTAGGCGCCGTGGGTGCTGGCGCACTCAGCGGCGCGGGCTTCGACTTCCCGCCATGCAGCGAGGGCTGCGGCGCGTTTGGACTCTAGGCTGGAGCGGATCTCGGCGATCTGAGCCTCAATTCGGCTGGCAGCGAGGCTGAACGCGTGTTCTGCCTTAAGGGCGGCGGACATCGCTTTTTTGATGGCGGCGACGTGCGGCGCGGCGGTTTTGGTGGTGCGGGGCTTGCGTGTTTTAGTCGGGTGGATAATAGTTTCCATAACGCGCTCACAGTTACACGATACTTCGGTGCGCGACAAGAATTGCCGAATGGTACGCAGGGAGAACCTGCGGCGGGTCTGACTAACCTTCTGAAACAAAGGCACTTCTTGCTGGGACTTTACAACCAAGCGTGGTTTGCTAGGCTGATGAGATGACAAAGAAAGAGTCGCGCCGCATTACACTGGCGCTCAAAACCGCATCCGAGCTTACGGCGGAACACGTTAAGGCAAGCCGGCTGCTCGTAATCGCCGAGGTGGACGGGCATTTTTTCTGCACCGGCACGCCGAAATCTGGGCCGCTCGTTTTCAGCGTGGCGGCGAAAACCGCGGAGCTATTTTTGGAGAAAATTGCAGAGAACAAAAATGAGTGACCCAGTAAACCACCCACCGCACTACACGTCGCACCCGTCGGGCGTGGAGTGCATCCAGATCACACAGCACCTGAATTTCTGTATCGGCAACGCCGTCAAATACCTCTGGCGCGCCGGGCTTAAGGGAGAAGCCGTGGAAGACCTCAAGAAAGCCGCGTGGTATATAAGCTGCGAAATCAACCGCTTACAGCAAAATGAACACTGAAAAAACGATCCGCCAACACTGTCGGGAAATCGGGAAGCTGGGAGGCGCCGCAAAATCCGCAAAAAAAGCCGAAGCCGCGCGCCGAAACGCATCCAAGCCGCGTCCTAAAGCGCGGGAACTCAACGCTTTAAAGCGGGCTAAAAAAACCTGAAAATAAACCTAGCCAAGCGCGCTTGGGTGGCTATAGTTGGGCCCATGACAACGACGCCGCACTACTCAAAAACATCTGGAACCTCAACCGACCTTCTTGCTGAACAGTACACCGATTGCATCGTTTCTCTCGAAGCCTTGGAAACAAACCTTGAAAAAGTCGAATTCAATAGCCGCGATTACTCAGTAGAAAGTTTCAAGGCAGCAGCGGCAGAACGGGCTGCGATTTTTGCTAAACTGGCAGAAGTCAAAGCGTACCTGAACAACCACTTAGAAGCCGCACTTTAACCAAAAACCAGCAGGGGTCCGACCCCCCTGCTTTTTTTGAAAATAAACCTAGCCAAGCGTGATTCGATAGCTATACTGAGCGCCATGACAACACTTGTTATTTTTCCCGCCGGCGCAATCAACTGCGAATCCTACGAAGTGGTTCAAGAAACCGCAAAAGCCATCCAGTTGCGCTGCATTTCAACTCCAAACAAAACCTTTCCGACCTGGGTGCCAAAATCCGCAATCATCAAGGAAACAGTAAAACTGCCAGACAGAACAGAAAGCTTGAACCACTTTGCTAAGTGGTTTGCTCCTGAAAAGGGGTGGCAGAGAGTCAGTCTTGGAATGACGACTTACTAGGCCGAAACGCCCTCTGGGGCGTCTGACCCGTGATGCGGGCGCTGACGAGGCCGTCAGAGACAACCAACCAAAAAGCCAATGAGCTACAACACCACGACCCTAGCAGAGTTTGCCAAAACAGCCAACCGCACTGAGCGGGCAGAGTTTATCCAAATGCGGAACCTCCTCATGATTGCTGAACGCAACAACTGGCCGACCGCAATTGCGCTGCTCATTTTCCCCTCCAACCGCTAAACACCATGAGCACCAGCCACTATTCCAAATCCTACCGACCAGCACCCAACACGCGGCGCTGGACCGGAGCCAAGCTCGGCACGCTCGGCGCGCTTTTCCTCATCGACCTCCTTGCCTGCATCGGCGCCGCCAACTTGGCGGAGGCGCTGACGTTTGCCGGGCTGATGTTCATCAACCTCTGGGCAATCTCCTAC